CGTTACATCTTTTGCAGAAGTGTATCGCAGCGGTGCAACAGACCCAACAACAGGCCTAGATGAAGGCGATTTGTTCTTCAACACAACGTCTGACACTTTGAAGGTTTATAATGGAACTGCTTGGGAATCTGGGGTAACTGCTGGTTCTGGCTTTTTGCCGTTGTCTGGTGGGCAGCTAACAGGCAACCTTACATTCTCTGGGTCTGAGACTGTTGATGGGCGTGACGTATCTGTAGACGGAACTAAGCTGGATGGCATTGAGGCTGGTGCTACAGCCGATCAAACTGCAAGCGAACTGCTTACCGCTGTTAAAACAGTTGATGGAGCAGCTAGTGGTTTAGACGCTGATTTGCTAGATGGTCAGCAAGGCACTTACTATCTTGACGCAAATAACTTTACCAATATGCCGGCTTCAGATGTTGTTGGTGATACCACTCCTCAATTGGGTGGAAACCTAGACACCAATGGTAACTACATTACCTTTGGCGACAACGACAAGGCCACCTTTGGTGCTGGGTCTGACTTGGAGATTGTTCACAACGGTTCTTTAAGTATTGTAAGAGATAATGGTGCTGGCAATTTATATATAGGCGGCGACAGTGATGTGCTTATTACAAGCAGTTCTCTGACTGAAAATAAAGCTACATTCATAACAAATGGCGCAGTCAATCTTTACTACGACAACGCAGTTAAACTCTCCACCACAACCACTGGCGTATCTGTGACAGGCACATTAGCAGCCACAGCGGTAACTGGGGATGGCTCTGGGCTGACAAATTTGCCAGCCGCAAGTTTGACTGCTTCCTCGACAATTCCAAGTGAGGGCGGTGCTACAACCACAAATATTGTTCAAGGTTTGGCGAAGGCTTGGATTGACATACCTGCTGGGCAAGCAAGTATAAATGACAGTCTGAATGTCTCTTCATTAGATGATGATAATACAGGAGATGGTGGAATCAATTTAACGTCATCATTTAGTAATAATAAATATTCTATTGCTATGGGTATAGAAGATGGTGGAAATTCTACTTTAATTCTCGCACACGATTTAACTAGGACACGCAAATTCACAGGTGGGTATGACTTTGAAACTTATTATGTGAGTGCCAGCTTTAACAGAACTAATACTGATTTAAATAGTTTTTCCACAATGTTCGGAGACTTAGCATAATACAAACGCCAGATTTCAAAGGCACACACCTATTTGACAGACTATGCTGGGCTAAAGAAAACCTAGACGGTGTGCAGTCAGACTATCGTGTAGTGTATGAGGACAGCATAGACGAATGTGCAAAGATACTTGTACCTGACCCTAACTGGATGGCGTGTGCATTGCAGGGCGGTATCTTGCCGCCTGTGTGGGTGTATCACGAACTGGCAAAGGACGAAGCGCAACCTGACTTCAAGAAGCATACAAGAGGTTACTTGCTGCATCAGACAGAGCCTGTTGAAGCAATGACTGAAGAAGAAGCAATTGAATATCTCATAATGAAAGACTGCCCACAGCATGTGGTCGAGACTTGGAATGAGGGCAACCGCCCGACTATGGTAATATGCCGCAAGGAACAGTTACCGCAAACAAGAACGTGGCGCAATGCGTGGCGTATATCTGATGAACTAGCCGCATAGGAAAAACTAATGGCTGTAACAACATACATCGTAGATAAGGACGGTAATCAGATTGACGCTTCAACTGCTACCGTTCCAGCAAACCGTGATTTTCGTGGTGCTTGGGTACTGAATGGTTCTGTTATTTCAGAAGACCTGACAAAAGCCAAAGAGATTTTTGCTGACAAGGTTCGTGAAGCTCGTAAGCCTCTGCTTGAAGCATTGGATGCCGACTTTATGAAGGCGCAAGAAACCGGCGCGGATACCGCAGCAATTGTGGCATCTAAGCAAGCCCTGCGTGACGCACCGACTGCCGGTGATAGTGCAACCAGTATTGCAGAACTGAAAGCAGCTTGGCCTTCTTGTTGTGGTGATAACCCTTACGCATAGGTGACCTATGACCGAAGAAACCAAGACAACGGCTGACTTAGCTTTCGGAGGCATTACTATCGGTGCGTTTTTTGAGGCATTGCCTGAGATTACTGCGCTGGTAGCGTTGTGTTGGTGGTTACTGCGTATCTGGGAAACCGAGACTGTAAAGCGGTTGACTGGTCGCCAAGGCGATGTTTAAGGCTGTCGTTCTAGCTTGCTCTTTAAGCGCTCCAACAAATTGCATAGAGCTACATGATTTTCGCGGGCCGTGGAAATCCTACGAGGCTTGTGTTGATCGAGTGCATGAGATGGCACAAGACGTTGGCGAACTGCCCGGCGACCTTCTAGCAAAATCTTACAAGTGTCTGCCGCTGAGGAAAGGAATGCTGTCTTAATGGAACCTATTACCACAGCCATAGCAGCAGTAACCGCCGCCTCAAATGCCATAGCATTTATAAAAGCTAGGGTAAACGATGTTCAATCTGTGGCTGATCTTGGCGAACAGATCGGCACACTGTTCTCGGCGCAAAAGAAACTGAACGAGGAACGCAACAAGCAAGCCGGGGTTGGCGACATTAGCTTTAAGGGCAGCATTGACGCGGTTCTTGAAAGCAAGCGTCTGAATGAGGAAATGCAGCAGATCGCACAGATGATTAATATGCGTTGGCCTAAGCCAGCGGATCAACCATCAACGTGGCAGGAAATCATTAACCACCACAACAAGGCTCTGCGCGAACAAAAAGAGGCTAGGCTAAAGGCTCAAAGGGAAGCTGCTATTGCACACGATGAGGCCATTGAGAATATGAAAATAGGTCTGGCTATTTTTGCTTTGGTGGTTGTTGTGGTAGGATTGTTTATAGCGGTTATGGTATCAACAGCCGGGGCCATTGGGCTAAATGAGTGAGACAACAACCGGGCTGATTGGTGAGCATACTGCTCTTGCGGCTATCCTCAGTATGGATGGCGGTTGGAAAGCGACCCACTGCCCAATGGATAGGATTGACGTACTTGCGTTTTGTGAACAGACTTTTATCAGGGTTCAAGTTAAGACGGCCACGCTGGCTGTGCATTGCCATCATAAGTCAGCCCGGCATCACTTTAGTCTTGGTCACGGTTGCAAAACTAAAAAACTGCCTACGAAAGACGACTACGATGTTTTGTGCCTTGTTTCACCCAATACCAGACGGTGCCTGTTCATGCCGGTTACGTCAGTACGGCAATATAGTATGCGGTTGCCAGCGTCGCGCTTCACGGCTAAGGAAGAGGCTGATAGCTGGGCTAAGACGGTTGATCACGTTCTGGAAATGAGGCTGTGATGGATATCGAAAAACTGCGCGAAGAGCTAATCGCTGATGAGGGCATGAGGCTGGACGTGTATAAATGCACGGCTGGGCATTTCACGATTGGCGTGGGCCATCGGATCATCGAGGGTGACGCAGAATACGGTAAGCCACTGGGCTACACGATCACTGAACGCCGCATGAAGCAGCTATTTGATCTGGACATTGCGATTGTGCGCGAGGATTGCCATCGGCTCTATGAGGATTTCAGCGAACTACCAGAAGAGGCTCAGCGCATCATCGCCAACATGATGTTTAATATGGGTCTGCCAACTATGAAAAAATTTAAGGGCATGAAACGCTGCGTTGTTGAGCGTCAATGGGCTGGGGCTGCATTAGAGATGCTCGACAGCAAGTGGGCAAGGCAGCTTCCGAACCGTTCAGAGAGACTGGTCAAGAGAATGAGGGCTTTGGCAGATGAGTAAAAGCCCTTGCGTTGGTGTATGCGTTCTGGATGAGGATCGTGTCAGGTGCATTGGTTGCGGCAGAACGATTGATGAGATCATCAGTCGCGGGAAAAAGGCAGAAGGGTGAAGAAAACAAAAAGCCGGTTGAGGCCAAGGTTGGCGAAAATAGTTTTGAGCTTGTGCTGAGAATTTTAGGCAACGAATTTGTGGCTATCAAAATAGGCTCAACAAATTTTAGCGGCAAACTGATTGCCGGGGGTGTGCTGCTTTTGTTTTTTACATTTATGTTGATGGAAGTTTTTGGTCTATCCAGAATGTTAGGAGTTGAGTGATGTTAGCTGTATTAGGAAAAATATTAGGGTCAGGTGACGTGATCAGTCAGGGCATGAAGCTCATTGACGACATGCACACCTCTGATGAGGAAGCAATTGCGGCAAAGAGCAAAGCCAAGATTGATCTGATGGCGGCGTATGCCCCATTCAAAATTGCCCAACGCTATCTTGCCCTGATGTTTGGGGCTACGTTTCTGGGCAGTTATATGCTGGTGCTTGGCATGACAATCACTGGCCGGGGCGACCCGGACGCAGTGACCAAGGTGATGGATCAGTTCACGATCAACTATGCAATGCTGATCATCCTTGGTTTTTACTTTGGTGGCGGCGTAGTCGAAAGCATCCAGCAACGACCCAAAAAATAAGGGGGCTTTCGCCCCCTTATCTATTCAACCACCCTGATCGTTCTGATCTTGCCGGGCGTGTGGGTAAGCACCCCATCCTCTAACAACCGTTCCAATTGAAACCTGACGGCTGTTCTGGATCGACCCACGGCATAGGCTATTTCGTTCACTGTCGGGCCGTAGCCGTTGTGGCGGTGGTAAGCTGCAACCGCGTTAACAATCGGCTTCCACGAGCTTTCTGAGCGCTTTGGCGGCATCAGTCAATCTCCTTTAGCGTTAGGGTTTTCTGGCGCATGACAGTCTCAGGCTTTGCTGGCACGACCTTCTCAGGCTGCGCCCGCATCTTGCGGGTAGGCCACTTGACCTGCACCCGGCGATTGCCCACTGACGCAAAGGCTGTGTCGTGGCTGCCCATCAGATCCATAATAGATGCTGTGGCAATGTCGATCTCACGCTCGGCCATCGTTTTGTTGGCCTTGGCCGTCATCAAATGGTCAACCCACATTGCATCGTCGCCTTCTAGCTCTAGCGGCGGCGCGTCTGCATCAACCCGGCCATATGCCGCCACCCCATCTGCCGGTGACACGACTGGGTATTTGTCAATATTTTTTCGGCGATTTTCAAAATCAATGACCGCCTCGCGGATGCGGTTTTGTATTACCTCATCAGCCCGATAGACAAACAGACGCAGCGTTGTGCTTTGATACAACACGGCAATGCAACCCCACTTGTATCCAGTACACATCATCTGACCTTGCAACTGGTATCTGCCACGATGTGTCGCCGGGATTTCTTCTGGCCGGGCTGACGTTAGCTTGGCTTCAATCAGGCCAACGCCCTCAATGTCAATTGCCCCGCCTTGAGGAACATAAATCCCCTTATCCCAGTTGGCAATCACTGAGCCTTTGCCAACGCCAGTGCCATCAAGGCTGGCCGCGAGCGGAAGGTGGTCGTGATGGTATGGCACGGTGATATCAGTCTCGACATTGGTCAAGCCCAAGCGCTCGGCAGCCTTTCGCAATATCATTGGCTCAAAGAAATCGCCAAGTTCCATTGGTTCGTTCTGAGGTATTTGCTTTGGTGGGTTGCCCTCATCAATACTGATAAACTGTTCAAGCAATTCATTCTGAGTTTCCCACGGCGATGCGTTAAGCAAAGCAGGCAACCGGCTAACGCTTAACTGATTATCTGGTGTAAGTTTCCCGACCATTAGTTTGCTCCTTGTTGTGTTAATTTATTTTTTGCGCTTTTCATTTCCTCTGCCATCGTAACAGCGCGGGCTAAACTAACGCCCCTGTTTACCCTGTGATAAACTGAGCTTGGTGTTATGCCCCTTTGTTTTGCAAGCGCGGCAACCGAGGCATAAACCTTTCCATCAAACTCAATCTCATATGGCTTGTTTTGCATAACGGCTTTTTCTAAAGGAACGCCACGCATCAGGCGAGATTGAAGGCAGGCTTTCTCAATACCAAATGCTTTGGCAATTTCAGCCTTGCCATAATATGTCACGCCATCTTTCTCCA